AGTCTTCAGATTCAACACTTGTTAATGAATATCAACAACGTATTGAGTCTGATAAAGAACGTGCAAGACGTGCTTTAAAAGAAGCGCAAGAACTTGGTGACGCTGAAGCGATTGCATTAGCTACTGAGGCAGTTGCTAAAACTTCTTATGAAGCGCAAAATGCCGAGCGTTTGGTAGCAAGACAAAAACAAACGGCAGAACAAGAAGTTGTTACGCCTGAGCTACCTCAAGGGCGAAATGTACAACCAGCTGCTCCCGACCCACAAGCTGAAGCATGGGCAGAGAAAAACAGTTGGTTTGGTGAAGACACTGGTATGACATATGCTGCTATGGGTGTTCACCAACAGTTAATTAAAGAGGGCGTAGTCCCTAGCTCTAAACATTATTACGAAAGAGTTGACGCAGAAATGCGAGAACTTTTTCCACAGAAATTTGTCGGTGAGACAAAGAACGTGCAATCTGCCGTAGCAGGAGCCAGCCGAGGTGTTGGTTCTGTTAAAAAAGGTGCACGCAGTGTGAAACTCACACCTTCACAGATAGCGATAGCTAAAAGAATAGGTGTGCCTCTAGAAGAGTACGCAAAATACGTTTAGGAGATGAAAATGACAGATCGTACCTCCAGATCTGCTGAAACTCGAGCTAAAACCGCTCGCCGTAAACCATGGCAACCGCCATCTATGTTAGACGCTCCTGAAGCTCCTCCTGGATATAAACACAGGTGGGTACGTGCAGAAGTCCGTGGGCACGATGACAAAGCGAATATGTCAAAACGTATTCGTGAAGGATTCGAGCCAGTAAGAGCAGAAGATCATCCTGAGTTCGATGCTCCTACGATTGAGGACGGTAAACACGCTGGCGTAATAGGTGTTGGTGGCTTGATCCTCGCAAAAATTCCTGAAGAGACCGTCGAAGAACGTAATGATTATTTCCACGGAAAGACAGCAGAACAACTTCAAGGTGTCGACAACGATTTGATGCGAGAAGCTGATCCAAGAATGCCGCTACGACAAAGCGACATGAGGAGAAGCACCAAAGTGGAATTCGGTAGTCGAAAACCGACTGCTGATTAAGTTATCATTTTCCTTAGAGGATTAAATCATGGCTAATACTGACGCCCCTAACGGGTTCACCCCAGCCTACCACCTTTATGGTGGAACGATCCGTCCTCAGAAGTTGCGTATTGCAAGTGCGACTAACGCCTCCATTTTTACTGGAGACGTAGTTAACCTATCTTCTGGGTACGTCATCCAAGGCACCGCTACAGGAACTCCTGCTGGAGTTTTTGCTGGCGTTTTCTACACCGCGACAGACGGTACACCTACATACTCTAATATGTGGACAGCAGACCTAGCTACGCTAGGCAGTGCTGATGCAGAAGCGTATGTGTATACCGATCCTGCGATCGTGTACGAAGCACAATTTACAGCGGGTACTCCTGCCGTAAGTTTTATTGGCGCTAAATATACGATTACCACAACCGCTGGCAGCACTAACAATGGTCGATCCAAAGAAGGTGTAACAGCGACAACAAGTAGCGGAATAGCGTTGTTGAATAGGTTCGTAGATTCTCCAAGCAATAGCATCGGTGCTAATGCTCGCGGGTATTTTTCGTTCCCAACTAACGTCTTTGCGGTATAGGAGAGTAACTAATGGCTATTAATAGAGCACAACTCGTAAAAGAGCTTGTTCCTGGCCTTCATGCTCTCTTCGGACTAGAGTATGATCGCTACGACGCTGAGTACGAAGAAATCTTCGAAACTGAAACTTCAGAGCGAGCTTTTGAAGAAGAGGTAATGTTGACTGGTTTCGGCGAAGCTCCTGTGAAGTTTGAAGGTTCTGGTGTTACTTATGACACCGCACAAGAATCTTTTACTGCACGGTACTCGCATGAAACTATCGCTTTGGCTTTCTCATTGACTGAAGAAGCTATTGAAGATAATTTGTACGACACCTTGTCATCTCGTTATACGCGAGCACTTGCTCGTTCTATGATGACCACTAAAAACATTAAGGGCGCAAACATATTGAACAATGCGTTTAGCTCTTCTTTTGTTGGTGGTGATGGCAAAGAACTATGTGCAACTGATCACCCGACTGTAGGTAATGAGACCCAACGCAACGAACTATCGACTGCGTCGGATCTTAATGAAACCTCACTAGAGCAGTCGCTGATCGATATCGCAGCTTTCGAAGATGAGCGTGGTCTAAAGATCAACGCACAAGCGCGTAAGCTGATTATCCCAACCGCACTGCAATTCGTTGCAGATCGTCTACTGGAAACTCCAGGACGAGTCGGTACGGCTGATAACGATATTAACGCACTACGCAACATGGGTATGGTTCCTGAGGGATACACCGTTAATCACTATCTAACAGATACTGATGCGTTCTTCCTGACGACTGACGTACCTAACGGACTGAAGCACTTTGTGCGTTCACCTGTTGCAACCAGTATGGAAGGTGACTTCGAAACTGGTAATGTTCGTTATAAAGCCAGAGAACGCTATAGCTTCGGCTTTAGTGACTGGCGTGGTATTTTCGGCTCTCCTGGAGCTGCGTAATATCGCGAAGAAAGGGGCACTTGTTGCCCCTTTTCTTTTTCTCCTGTATAAACGCACTATCTGAGAAAAACAGCCCTAGCGACCGCCTCAGACGGACGTTACGAAGACTCTAGGGCGAATCCTTTCGTAAAGAGGTATCTATAATGGCACAGACCACTTTTGCTGGCCCAGTCAAATCTTTGGCGGGTTTTATAAATGCAGGAGCTAATGCTACTGTTAGCTTGACCGCAGACACAACAATAACTGTTGCAGCTCACGCAGGTAAGGTTCTCCTTTGTAATGATGCGGATGGCAAGTTTACTTTGCCTACAATCGTCACAACTAGCCCTACTGACCCAACTTCTCCAGATCAAACAAATAATCTAGGTGTTCAATTTACATTTATTGTTGTAACAGCTGCTACGGATATGGATATTTTAACCGATGGCACTGATAAATTTGTTGGAGGAGTTTACACAGGGGTGGATGACGCAACTGGTAAAACCTTTATTTCTGGGGCTTCTAACGACGTAATTACGTTAAACGGCAGCACGAAAGGCGGTATTGCAGGAAGTATTATCCGAGTTACGGCTATCGCTAGTGCAAAATACGCAGTAGAAGGGTTGACCCTTGGATCAGGCACTCTTGTTACTCCGTTTGCAGACGCTTAATACGGGAGTAACTTGATATGGGTGATGCAGTAACTTCAACAACTATCTCTGATGGTACGCATAAAGCAGTAATACAAATAACGAACTTGAGTGACGGCACTGGTGAAGATGCCGTCAACAAAGTAGATGTTAGTGGGTTAGCTGCTCGAGAGGATGGTACTGCTTGTAGTAGTGTGCTTATAGAAAAAGTAAGTCATTCGATTATTGGCTTTACGCAAGTACAGCTTTTGTTCGACGCAACTACAAATACAATAGCGTTAGGGCTGGCGCAAGACAGTAATGGTCATATGGATTTTAGCGAATTCGGGGGTCTTAAAAATACCGCCGGTAGCGGTAAAACTGGAGACATATTGCTGACTACTATAGGTGCGTCTTCAAATGATAGTTATGTAATTGTCTTAGAACTTTTGAAGAACTATGGATAATGGCTACATCAGGCACACGCACTTTTAGCCTAAATGCTGCTGATGCGATAGAAGAGGCGTATGAATTAGCAGGTTTAGAATATCGTACTGGTTACGACGGCGTAACTGCGCGTCGTTCTATGAATATTATGTTTGCCGACTGGTCTAACAGAGGCATACAAATATGGGAAGTAGAACAGGTATCGTTAGATTTAGTTGAAGGTCAAACGACTTACGATTTAAATCAATTCGATATAGATATTCTAGACGCTGTTATACGTCGTACAACAAACAGTATACAAACAGATTTCCAATTAGATCGTATAGATCGCGGGGAATATCTCGATATACCTAATAAGTTGACGAAAGCGCGTGTTACTCAATATTATCTTGAACGCACGATTACGCCTAAACTCTATGTTTGGCCTGCGCCTGAAAACTCTACAGATAAGTTTATATCGTATCGTTGGAAACGCATCCAAGATATTACAGCGGCTGTAGATGATGTAGATCTACCTAGTAGATTCTTGCCTTGTCTTACTTCTGGGTTAGCTTTTTACTTAGCTATAAAGAAAAACCCAGAAAAAGCTGCGATGTTACAACCTCTCTATGAGATGAACTTAGTTAATGCGATACGTTACGATGACGATAGTTCGCTGAGGTTAGTGCCTAAACGGACGTATCTGTAATGGCTTTTGCAGTAGGTAAATATTCTTACGGTGTTTGTGATAGGTGTGGTTTTCGTGTCAAATATTTAGACATGAGAATGGAGTGGACAGGGTTTAAAGTATGTTCTGAGTGTTTTGAGCCTAAACACCCACAATTAGATCCTCCGCATCATGTTTCAGACCCAGAGGGTCTTAGACAGGCAAGACCAGAGGTGCCGCTGCCGCAAGCGCAATTAGGGTTAGTAAGAACTACAGGGCCGAGCAATACAACTGACTCAGGGGTTAATGTAGGCGGTCAATCATTAAGTATTGTAGATCCTATTGGCACTGATTTTGAAAGCGTTTCAGCTACAGGTAGTGTTGGAACTGTAACGGTGAGTACAACATGAGTTTTACTTTAAGCACTTTAAAAACAGCCGTTCAAAATTATGTAGAATCTTCTGAGACGACATTTGTCGCATCATTAGATACTTTCATACAAGAAGCAGAAGAAAGAATATTAAAAGCGGTAGAGCTGCCTGTATTCCGTAAAAACGTCACAGGCACCGCTTCAGCTAGTAATACCTACCTTAGTACCCCTAGCGACTTTTTAGCGGCGTATAGCCTCGCTGTAATCTCTAGTAGCGCGTATTCGTACCTACTCTATAAACACGTTTCTTTTATTAGAGATTTTACGCCGAATGCAGCTACGACAGGACTTCCCAAGTATTACGGTTTATTTGACGATAATAGTTTTTTATTAGCGCCTACACCTGACCAAACATATACGTTTGAGTTGCATTATAAATATAGACCTGCGTCACTGACGACGACGAGTGGCACAGATACAACATGGCTTTCTGATAATGCACCAGATGCTATTTTATATGGCACTTTAGTAGAAGCTGCTAACTTCTTAAAAAACCCACAAGAAGCGGCTTTATATGAACAAAGATTTATACAAGCAGTAAATGGTCTTAAAAACTTGGGTCAAGGCTATGGCTCTCGTGATGAGTATCGCTACGATATTAATAGAGGATAAATATGCAAGCTCCAAAGCTGGAAGTAGGAAACTTTTTAGTAACTGCTACAGAACAAAAAGGCCATTCTCCTGACTTTTGGGCTAAATCGGCGTCTGATAGAATTATAAGCGTAGGAAATAAATCACATCCTTTGATTGCTCAGCAAGCGGAAGCGTTCAAAGAAAGCGTGCAGCAGATAGTGCTTTTTTATTTGCAGGAAGCTATTAAAAGCGATAGAACGACTTTGATAGCAGAATTAGAACTACAGGGTCAACAAGAGATGGCCAACATACTTAGGAGATTGTAATGGCTATTACTACAGCGATGTGCACCAGTTTCAAAAAAGAAATTTTAGAAGCTGTACATAATTTTAAAAACACTGGCGGCAGTACTTTTAATCTTGCCCTGTATACAAGTTCCGCAAGTTTAGGAGCGGGTACAACAGCGTATACCACATCTAATGAGGTGTCTGGTACAGGGTATACGGCGAAAGGTGCAGCACTAACTCGTGTTGATCCGAGTACTTCTGGCACTACTGCTTTAACAGATTTTTCTGACCTGACGTTTAGTTCTAGCAGCATCACTGCTAATGGCGCGTTGATATTTAATGATAGCGCATCTGGTGATCCCGCAGTTTGTGCGCTGGCGTTTGGCGCAGATAAAACATCTACGTCAGGAGATTTTACAATACAGTTCCCTACTGCTGACGCTAGTAATGCGATTATTCGTATCGCCTAAATGTCTAACCTTACCGGCTGGGGCCGAGGTGCTTGGGGCGATGGCAACTGGGGCCAACCTAGTCCAGTCCCAGTTACAGGCGTTGTGGGGACGGGTGCTGTCGGTACGGTTACCGTTAGCGCAGGTGCGATTGCGACTGTTACAGGAGTGGCAGGGACTGGATCTGTTGGAACAGTTACGGCAACGGGTACAGCGGTTGTCAGTCCCACAGGTGTCGCAGGTACAGGCGGCATTGGATCACCTACAGTTACGGGTACGGCGAATGTTTCGCCAACTGGCGTCGCAGGGACTGGATCTGTTGGAACAGTTACTGTTGCGGCTGCGGCAAATACATCCGTTACAGGCGTTGCAGGGACTGGATCTGTCGGAACGGTTACTGCTACCGGCAGCGCGGTTGTTGCTGTTACTGGCAATGCTGGGACTGGAGCGATTGGTTCAGTTACGGTCACTGGTACAGCGACTACTACAGTCACTGGTATTGAAGGCACAGGAGCTGTTGGATCAGTTACAATCGCCCCAGATACAAACGTATCTGTCACGGGTGTTTCAGCCACTGGAGAAATCGGTACGATTTTGCTTTGGGGGCTTGTGGACGACAGTCAAACCCCAGATTGGTCGGCTGTTTCAGATAGTCAAAGTATTACTTGGTCGGCTGTTTCAGACAGTCAAACCCCTGATTGGGAAGAGGTAGCTTAAATGGCAACTTATGTTAATGACCTGCGTTTAAAAGAAATCGCTACAGGCGATGAATCAGGAACGTGGGGATCTAGTACGAATACCAACCTTGAGTTGATTGCAGAGGCATTTAGTTTTGGCACCGAAGCTATTACGACGAATGCTGATACTCATACTACTACTATTGCTGATGGGTCTACTGATCCGGGCCGCAGTCTCTTCCTCAAATATACTGGCACTCTTGATT